AGTTGATCGAGTATTCGCCGACTCTTCAACCGAGAATTATTACATTAATGGGAAGAGTAATAAGGATCGCCTTTTTCGTGTTCTGATGGGGCATCTCGAAGGCTCAGCAGTGGATCTTCAATCGCCACTGTTTTGGCTAAGTGTAGGTAAACCATATACTGATCGCCAAGGTATTTTGGAAGCATTTCTTTCAGGCTTGAAATTTCCATGTCCTGAAATCGAAGAATTGGAGAAATCGAACCTAAAATCAGGTAGTCGGTCTCTCAAGTGGCCATTCGATGAGGTAAGTCATAAGGTCTCGGAAATCTTTCGTGAATATGACCCCAATATTCCGATTGATGAAGAGGTCGATCGACTATTCCTGGAAATACTTCCTAACAATCTAAAACCCGTCAGCTTCCAAGAGGCAGCTGGTTCAGTCGATGAGATGAGCTGGGCTGATACTATGGAAGGTGGTACGTCAAGTGGTTATCCATATTTTACGCCACGATGGAAACCATCGCCTGGATTGAAGGATGAGAACCCCCAGTTGTTCGAAGTTATCAACCAGGTCTTTGAAGCTATCAAAGTAGAAGTTGACGTGAATCTTAAACGGTTACAGAAACAACCGACGGAGGGATTAGCTATGTTGTACAATCGTATACATATTGTTGATCCGGAGACGGATGCTGAGACTAAAAAGTCTCTGCGTAACGTCTGGGCTGCGCCTAAGTGGGAGGCCATTATATGGAGGATGTATACGAAACAGCTTGTCAACATACTAAAGCAGACTGTTGTAGGTCAGGTTTTGCCGTTTTGTGCGGCCCTGGGATTTGCATCGGTAGCCCGGGAGATGTGTGCTTTATTCCGAGAATCTTCGGCAGTCTACTTGTCGTTGGACGTGTCGTCATTTGATGCTTCTAAGGCCCAGAAGTTGTCAATGCATATTGCGGAGCTCATCGCAACTAAGTTCACCCATAAACATGATGCTACAGTGTTTCTGAATCTAGCAGAAACGACGTACTGGCATATGGGGGCCATTACGCCAGGAGGGGTTATTGAACCTGGGCCCACGACCCAGCTATCCGGATCTGGATCGACCTGGCTTATGAATACTTTATATAATATGTACGTTATACTGTACGGGCACGTCAAGGGTCATTATCGACTTGATAATTTTATGGTGTCGGGCGACGATGGCTTGCTCGCGG